AAAGCTCTAGAAATCCTAGAGCTAGAGGAGTCCATAGGTGGTGTAAACTTAAGTGATAAGCCAGGACCTAAGGCAAGAGAAGTAGAAATCAATCTTGAAGAGATTGAGTTTGCAGGAAAGTTTGCTGGTAAGTTTAGTGCTAAGGCTCTTGGTATAGCAGGTAAGGGTGGAAACATAAAAGCTGTGCGTAAAAAGCTACAAGAGTTCCACAAAGACTATGACTATACTGAAGAAGAAATTCTAGCAGCAGTTGACTTGTATCTTGACAACCAAAAAAGAACTAACAGTATGGGCTTCGTACAAGAGGCTCATTACTTTATCAGTAAACTACAAGGAGGCGTTCAGGTAAGTAATCTATCAAAGTGGTGTGAAGAAGTTAGAAATGGTAACAACAAGCGTTACACAAGTCACACAATACTTTGATTTTTTCTTTTTCCTACCACACCATTAAACATCCCTACGTATGTCACACGAGTTAGTTAAGTTTCAAGATTTAGTAAAAGTGATAGAAACTAACAAGCGTATCAAGGAAGAAGGAGGCATTACTTCTATCCTTGGTCCGTTTGATAGGCTATCACAGTATTATGGGGGATTTACCAAAGGTTCTATCACCGCAATTACCGCTTCTTCGGGAGTAGGTAAAACCAAGTTCGTAAAATATCTGACCGTACACAATGTGTTAAGGAGAACACATAAGAGCAACATCAAAGCCAAGATATTTTACTTTGCCTTAGAAGAAAACCAAACGGACTTTTGGTTATCGTTTATCTCTAGTTACCTATATCAACAACACAAACTAAACATCAGTGTATCTCAACTTAAATCTATTGGTAGCTTTAATGTAAGTGCTGACTTAATGACTAAGATTAAAGAAGCAGAGAGGTACATTAGCGTTTTGCAAGAAACAGTAGAGTGTATAGATTACATCAGAAACCCTACGGGAATCTTAAAGTATATCAGAGCCTACTTCGACAATCCAGAGATAGGCGAAAACATCTACAAAGAGATGCCTGATGGAAGTAGAAGGCTAACAGGTTACAAATACAAGTCGGATAACCTATGGGTATTCTGTATCATCGATCACATCAGTTTGCTTTCTAATGAAACTATACCTGATAGTAAGATGAAGTACACTCCGTACCAAACCTTTGACTTGATGGTTAAGGATTATATCTTAGATGTGTTTGCCAAAAGATATCAAATGGTAAACGTAGTCGTACATCAGCAAACTCCATCTTCGGAGAAAGCCGTGTACACTAACAAAGGACATCTAATTGAAGAAAAGATAGAACCATCTTTAGAAGAACTGCACATTAACAAAGGTGTGCATCAGGATTACGAGATTGTGTTGGGACTGTTCAACCCATCACGTTACGATATAGAAACTCACAATGGATATGACATATCTATTTTGGGTAAGACATATCGTTGTCTCAAATTCCTCAAGGACAGACACTATGGACTAGAAAATGCTAGTTTAGGTCTACACTTTGAGGGTGCTAGTGGATTTTTTCAGGAACTGCCTAGAGCAGAAACAATGTCTACTAGTAACTATTACGAACAATTTAGAGAGAAGAAATAGAAATGTTAAAGAAGCTTAAAACAGGAAAACACTTAGAAATTATACTCATTGAGATGTGTGCTAGAGTTGGTACAAATTTTAATGATATCGACATCATGAAAGATATGTGGCAGGAAGAACATGAGTGGACAATTGATGAAGAGATTAAGTTCCAAGAGTGGATGTTCCAATATTTAGTTGCCAATCACGACGCTTTGCTCGAAATATCTGACTATAGACCAAATGAACCTTACAGCACAAACGACCTAATTAAGCTAGTAAAAGAGTTCACACTGCTTTATGGATGGGCACTAGAGCAAGACGGAGATTTGGATTATATAAAAGAAAATAAACCATAAACAAAAAAGCAAATGTCCAGTAAATTAATCGCAGTAATCGGACCCACTGGTAGTGGGAAATCAACGTCAATCAAAAGTCTCGACCCAAAAGAAACGTACATTATTAACATCGCTCGTAAAGAACTTCCGTTCAAAGGTTCCAACTTGTTGTACAATGTAGAAAACAAGAACTATGCAGAAATAGACGAAGCACTGCAAGTTGTAAAGTACCTACAGAGTATCAGCGAGAAGGCACCACACATTAAGAATGTAGTCCTAGAAGATTCCAACTACATTATGGGATTTAACATGGTAAAGAAAGCCACAGAAACAGGCTTTACCAAGTTTTCTATAATGGCCAAGGACATGGTCACATTACTTACGGAGGCCCGCAAATTACGTTCGGACTTGAAAATTTTCTACTTTTCCCATCCTGAAGAAATTATGGACGATGGAGCTATCGTTTCTTACAAGATGAAGACAGCAGGTAAACTTCTTGACAACCAGATTGTGTTAGAGGGCTTATTCACAATTGCATTGTACACTCACGTAGATGAAGATAATGAGGGCAACGCAACTTACGAGTTTGTAACTAACCGTTGGAAGAAGTATCCAGCAAAGTCACCACAAGGTATGTTTCCAGAAATCCGTATTCCTAACGACTTGAAAGTTGTAACAGATTACATTGACGAGTATTATTCTTAAGAAAAAATTAAACAGTTAAAACAATGAATTTAGAAAATTTAGAAACCAGAACTAGTGGAGCTAGTAACAAGAAGTTGTTCACAGGTATTGCTCCCATCAAAATCGTAGCCGTTAACCCTACTCGTGAGCAAATTGCAGCGTTGTATGAAGTAGATGTAGAGAAAGTAAAAGAACCAAATTACTTCACCGAAGACTCTACTCGTATTGACTTCTTCTACAAGAATCACGATAGCATCACCACTCCACTCTTAGGTAAGTTTGCTTTGTTTCTTAGCAATCAACCACGCACTAGCCAATCAGGTAAGAATCAGTATATCGACAATCACAGTAAGACTTGTTGGGCTGATAGCTTGGGAGATTTGTCAGAGCGTAACAGCAAGTTGGCTGACTACAACAAGTTGAAGTTGGATAACGTGCGTCAAGCGTTGCGTGGTGAAGAAGATTTGTATAGCTTGTTGAGAGCATACGGTAACATCGACACTAACAACTCTCCATTCATGTTGGATGACATCAAGAACATTATCAAAGGCAACGTAAAAGAGTTGCGTGAGTTCTTTGCTTGGGCTGACAACAAAGGTGGAGGTGTTAAAGTATTGTTGGGTGTTAAGGATGGTCAATACCAAGATGTTTGGAACAGCATGTTCTTGACAGTTAATGGTAAGTTGAGCGACTACATGAAGAACAAGATTACTGATGATAATTATGGCTACCGTCATTACTACGGTCATAGCTTTAATTTGAAAGAGTATATTGCAGACAGTGCACCTGATGCAGTAGACTCAGGTAATGACCCTTGGACAACTAATGATGATCCATTTGGAGATGTACCAGTAACCAAAGCACCAGAAAGTAACAGTCCTTTTGAGGATGACCTATTTGGTTAATTAGTTATAGCAGTAGGAAGAGGGGTATAACCTGCCCCTCTTTTCTATTAATAGTAATCATATGGACCTAAGTACAATTAAAACCAACAAGCTAGTAAGCAGAGAGGAGTTACTGACTATTTTTAGCCAGGAACAAATCATGGAGTACTACTTTGGAGAACCCATTCGGTTACGGCATGCTTATCTAAATCCATTTAGAGAAGACAATACTCCAAAGTGTTACTTCTTCTACACACGTGTCGGTGTTTTAGTATTCAATGACTTTAGTTTAGGTAAACAGTTCGATTGCTTTCAGATAGCTAACTTAAGAGCAGGTAAGTCTTTAAGTTCTCATCACATGTATCAACAGATGTCAAACTTACAGCCACTTGAACTCCCTACTCCTACTATAAAGTACAACAAGGAGGAGAGTGAACAAGAAACTGTAATTAAGGTAGAAGTTAGACCGTACACCCAGAAAGATTTAGAGTTTTGGGGCCAGTTTAACATCGACCTAAAGACACTTAAAAAGTACAATGTCAGAAGAGTAAAGAAAGTATGGACCTTTGAGACACTAACCTATATGGATAGTGATAGAGATCCATGCTACAGGTATATTGAGGGAGACAAAATTAAGTTGTACAGACCGTTCAACAAGGATAAGAAGTTTAGGAATAACTATACTCAAGAACTTGAAGGTGCTTTTGTATTACCAGCAAAGGGAAATAAACTAATCATAACTAAATCCACAAAGGATGTTATGGTGTTTTCTACCATTGGATTAAATGCAGTATCACCTAGGTCAGAGTCAAGTTTACTTAGCGAAGAAACTATGGAGGATTTGTTTAGTAGATTTAAACAGGTGTTTATTTGGTATGATGCTGATGCAACTGGTGAAGAAAAATCACAAAAGATGGTTGCTAAGTACCCTAAACTAGTAAGAATAACACACAATGCACAGCTAGGTAAAGACACTAGTGACATTGTTAAAACACACGGAATAACAAAACTAATAGAACTATGCAAACAATACGAAATATTGTAGAGATTGTCGTTAAAGAGTGCTCAAAGGATATGCCTGATATAGATACTTGGTATGTAGATAGAACTGTTACTAAGATCTTAGGACTAGAAACTATTAAACCCTACAAGAATAAGTCTTTTGGTAGTAATAAGAAGAAGAAACCTCTTAAGATTAAGCCATTCAGACCAATGAGTATAGATGAGTTAAAGATAGTTCAGATAGCCTGTGACTACAATCACTATGACTTTAATAGTGTTATATCTAGCAGTCGGAGAAGAGAAGTAGTTGAGGTTCGGATGATTCTCATGTGCTTCTTTTACTATTATCGTGCATATACTTACTCTGATTTGGGCAGGATGTTTGGCAGAGACCACAGCACTATCATCCATAACACAGGTACTCACGAAGATTTGTTAGAAAGTGACTCTATGTATGCAATCAAGTACTTCAATACAATCTCAAGAATCAAAGAAGAGATGCCTCATTTGTTTATTACTAAAGACGTACTAGAAAACCAATCAGCCGAATACGCCAAAATCAAAGCAGAAAGAAAAGCCAAAAGAAGTAAAAATGTCGTTAACTAAGAGAATAGATATACCTGACGATTGGTATAACAAACTGAGACATTACATTGAATCAGAAGAATTCACAAAACTTGGAAGATATGTTGCATCCAAAAGAAAAGAAACGGATGTCTTTCCTCCAAGTAACGAAATCTTCAGAGCATTTCAACTAACCCCCTACAATAATGTCAATACCGTCATTATTGGAATGGACCCATACCCAAACTTATACAGAGAAAAGCCAGTAGCATGTGGACTTTCATTTGCACCGAGAGATAGAGATTATATACCTCCTAGCCTCAGGCAGATTTACAATAGAATCAAGGAGGATTTCTATTCAGATGAAATGACGTTCCCTGTTGACTTGGATATTGAACATTGGGCAAAACAAGGTGTACTTATGCTCAACGCAGCGTTAACCGTTGAGCATGGTAAGCCTGGTAGCCACATGAAAGTTTGGGAGAACTGGACAACTGAAGTAATTAATGCACTTAACGAGTACTCTACAGGAGTTATATTCTGTTTATGGGGTAAAGATGCACAAGCCTTTCAAAGTAAAATAGGCAGTCATCACATCGTCCTAACAGCAGAGCATCCTGTAGCTGCAAGTTATCAAGGCAGACAGTGGAGTTGTAACCACTTCAAACAAATTAACACACACCTGATGGGAGCCAATGGCTACAACATCGAATGGATTAAAACCTAATGACAACAGAAAACAAAACTATGGCAGAGACTTTAGACGAACTGATACAGACCGTAGAAAGTAGAACTGTGGCACAAACAACAAGCTACTTGGCTAATTATGTCAGCGACAGACTAGATGAGTTAAAGGCAACTAGAGACGCTGGTACAAGTGAGTTTGACTATTGTGAGCAGTTAGGAAGAATTAAAGAACTAGAATTACTTTTAAAAACAATTAAAGAACTAAAATGAACAAAGAAGAATTATTATCCGCATCAAAAACTGATTGGACAGTTGAAAAGAGAGCATTGTTTGGCCCTAACGGTGAACCAACAAATGGCTACGGAATTTTTAGAGCAGACAATGACCGTTGTTTAGGTCTAGTTGGAAGCAAGTACACCATTACACAGAACCACGAAGTTGTGGAAATGTTGATGGATGCGGCAGGGGCAGTAAATATCCCTGCTGTTCGTGGTGGTGCTTTAGGAATGGGTGAGCGTATCTATTATCAGTTTCAGTTACCTGAAGTAACTATCGGTGGATCTAAGAATCTCCGTTACTTGACAGGTTTGACTGCACATGACGGCTTGACTAAGATTGGCTTTGGTGCAACTAACGTAGTTGTGATTTGCCAGAACACTTTCTTCCAGGCATTCAAAGATTGTGAAGCAGTTAAACACACGCCTAACCACAAGGAAAGACTTGCAGGAATCATCAACTCACTACGTGCATCTATGTTTGCAGAAGAGCAAAACATCCAGCGTATGATTCAGATGAGCAATACAGTAGTACCTAGTAAGATTGATGATGATTTCTTGTTTGAGATTATCGGAGGTCACTTAGAGTCTACTCGTAGCACCAACCGTCTGAATGATTTGAAGGCAGCAATGTCTACAGAGTATGCAGCACATGGTGAGTCAGCTTACGGATTGTTTAATGCAGTTACACGTTTCACCAACCACATGACTCCTTACAAAGACATTGATACTAAACGTAAGGCATTGATGTTCGGTTCAGGTGCTCGTATTAACCAACGTGCATTTGATGTAATCGAGAACAAGTTTGTGAGAAGTAAACCAGTAGAAATTTACATCTAAAATTAACCAACAAATGGAAATAGAATAGCCTAAGATTAACTTAGGTTATTCTTTTCCTTTGTATATTGTATTATGCTAAGAAGAAAAGCCACACAGGAAAAGAAAACTCCAGTTAAGGGAGAACCTGTCAAAATAGAAAAGCCTGTTATTGACACGATCTGTGCAGAATGTGGCAAAAAACGTCCCTATAGTAACAAATCCAAGAAGTTATGTGCAGTTTGTGTGAAGAAATCACAAATCGCCAAAGCAAAGGAGAAGAAAGCTAAAGTACGTCAAAAGAAAGCTGAGTCCATTGGAGTGCTGACTAAGAAACTAGACAGAATCTTTAGTGTGTATGTTAGATTATCAGGTGTTAAGAAAGAGCATAGTGCACAATGTTTTACATGTGACAGAGTTTTACACTGGCGAGAGATACAATGTGGACATTTTCAGTCAAGAAGATTCTACTCAACTCGATTTCATGTACTAAATTGCAAGCCCCAATGTTATGCTTGTAACATCGGATTGAGTGGTAATCAATACATTTTTGGAGTAAACCTAGATAAACTACATGGTGAAGGTACGGCTGAGTCTATGGTACGTGCATCACGTGAGGTTAAGAAGTTTACTAGTGCAGAGATGATGGAGTTGATTACTGTCTATGAGGATTTAGTAGGCGAATTGAGGAAGAAACTAAACATTTGGGAGTAAGTAATGGGATTGTATTTTGTATCATCAGACACACAGCTTCAGAGAGAGATGCAGGAATCCTCTCGTGAAGAGATTAAAGCATGCACTAAAGAAACTTGTCTTAAGTATCTAACTACTCAAGACGTTCTTGGATTTGACATAGAGACTCTAGGGTTTGATCCCTACAGAGACCGTATCGTATGTATTCAGCTAGGTAATGCTCAAAATCAGTTTGTCATTGATACAAATACGATAGACATTCAAGCATTCAAATCGATTCTAGAAAACAAAGTACTTATTGGTCATAACTTAAAGTTTGACATTAGGTTCTTAATGCACAATAGAATCATTCCTACAAAGATATTCGATACGTTCATTGCAGAGAAGACACTTTACCTTGGTGTAACTCTACACAAATGCTCTTTGGCAGATTGCGTTGATAGGTATTGCGGTACTTATATGGACAAGACCCAACGACTTAACATTACAGGTAGATTTAGTCCTGAATTCATTAAGTACAGTGGTAAGGACGTAGAGTTTTTGCATGCTATCAAAGAGAAACAAGAAGAGTTAATTCGAGAAAAGAACTGTGAATTATCTATTGAACTAGACAATCGTTTTGTGATTGTGCTATCGTACATTGAGTACTGCGGTATGAAGCTAGACATAACCAAATGGCTAAACCGATTAGGAAAGATAAAGAACGAAGCAGAAGAATTAAAAACAAAATTAGATTCCTACTTAATAGAAAACAACTATGACAAGTTCATAGACAGACAAGGTGATTTGTTTAGTCCTGGACTACACACATCTATCAACTGGAACAGCGCAATCCAAGTCATTCAACTATTTGAAATGATGGGTGTAGATGTTGAGATAGTAGATAAGGGTGTAACCAAGAAAACAACAGAAGCAGGACACCTTGTAAAACAAGTAGACAAGTTTCCAATTCTAGAAACCTACATCCGATTTAAAGAATGCCAAAAGAATATCGGTACGTATGGTGACAACTGGTTAAGATTAATTAATCCTATAAGCGGTAGAGTACACACTAGTTATACGCAGTTGATGAGCACAGGACGCTTATCTAGTGGTGGACGAAACAAAGCTACGGGAGAGGCTTATCCTAACTTTCAGAATATTCCTAGTGACGAAGAAACTAGAGGATGTTTTGTAGCAGAAGAAGGAAATACACTTATAGGTTGCGATTACACAGGTCAAGAGCAAATTGTTCTAGTTAACAAATGTCTTGACGCTAACCTATTGGAGTTCTACAGGAAGGATCTTGGAGATATGCACTCATTTGTTGCATCCAAGATGTATCCAGAGTTAGACGGTATGCCGCTTGATGACATCAAGAAAAAGCATAAAGACAAACGTCAAACAGCTAAGATAGCAGGATTTGCTATTAACTATGGAGGCAGTGGAAAAGGTATTGCAGACCAACTAGGAATAAGTTTAGTCCAAGGTCAGCACATCTATGATTCCTACTTTAATGCCTTCCCTGGATTGAAATCATATTTCGATAAAGCCAAACAGTTTGGACTAAAGAATGGCTACGTGTTGATTTCAGAAGTAACAGGTAAAAAGTCCTACGTAGATAACTACGATTGGTACATGGAGAAGAAGAGTAAAATGACTAACGAGTTCTGGGAAAGTTACAAGAGACACAAAGAAAACAACACTCCCACTTTTAGAGAACTTAAGAAAGAAGTACAATCATTCTCTATAAAGAAAGGAGATATTGAACGTATGTCATTGAACTACCCAATCCAAGGTGAATCTTCAGAGATTACGAAGTTATCTTGTGTCTTGTTTTGGAATGAGTATCTAGTACCAAACAACTTATTGTTTACTGTGAAATTTGTAAACACAATCCACGACGAGAATTTAATCGAATGTCCGCTAGCATTAGCAGACGAATGTGCAAAAGCACTACAAGATGCAATGGAGAAAGCAGGCAGTAAGTTTTGTAAAACTATACCGCTAAAAGCTGACCCTTGTATCGCACCTTATTGGAAGAAATAACTAAACAAAAAAATTATGGGAGCACAATTAATTGAATTAAGATCAAGAGGAGCCTCGATGAGAGAGGCATACAAAAATGCAGTAGAAGAAGCAGTTTACGAATACGGTAATGATTCATACAACGGAACCATTAGCACAACTCAAGGTTTTATTGATATGACTAAAGAGTACTTATCCTCAGGCAAAAGTCTTGGGGATTTTGCGGAATGGCTGTATGACAATAACAAGATTAGTAAATGGGGCAATGCTGTAGGTATCTGTACAACAAAGCCATTAGTTAACAACAACAAGATTAAGACTCAGGTTGCAACTACACCGCAACGAGGCAATCGTGTTTGGAAGACAATCTATGAAGTACAGTTGTTTGATGGTGATGTAATCGGCAGTAGTGAGTTTCAGATAGATGCTATTAACATCGGTCGTAAGTATACAGAAGAGCACAAGACTAAGACCTATGTACACATTACTAAGAAGCTTACTAACAGTAGCACATTAGTGTCTGAAATTAGTTACAAGAAGTCAGACAAAGAAACTCCAGGTTCCTACTACTTTATTGCAATAGCAGCTAACTAATATGGAAACATTTAAGATTGAATTCGACGCCAAACATACTGTTTGGTATCGTACTACGGCAAACATTCAAGCAGAGAATTTAGATGATGCAAAAAGAATTGCTAAAGAACTCTACGAGAATAACGAGATTGATGAAGTAGAGGATGCTTATACAGAAATTATCTATGATACTGCTGAACTTATGTCTGCAGCAGACAACGGGGAAGAACCTACTGAAGAGTTGTTTGTAGATGGAGAGTTAGTTCTAACTAATCTATCTGAAGAAGATACAATCGACTACGACGATGACCCAGCATTTGACCATCTGCGAGACGAAGAAGCAAATTTTATTAACGAACAGAGAGAACAAGAAAATGAATAGACTAGAGTATGAAGTAGAGAGGCTAGAATTAGCTAACCTACTGTTAAAGGATAAGAAGATTGTAGAAATCCGCTACTCAACCGAAGAGGAGATAAAAGAGATGGGTTGGCGTGAAGCTTTCATTATATTTAGGACAGAAGATGGTGTAAGTTTTTACCCTAGCAGAGATCCTGAAGGTAATGAGGCAGGTGTTATCTTCTTACAAGAGCCAGTTTCTCTTAAAGGACCACTACTATTCCATGAATTCTAATGGCAAATCATTGTTACAATTACGGCTACTTTGTAGGTAGCCGTAAACAGATTCAGAGATTACTTGCACAAGCTCAAAAACTAGAAGAAACTAAGGAGATGAGATATCGTGATTCATCTCCTACTACTGCTGAAGTTGGCTTTTATGCAGGCAACTACTCTAAAGTTCTGATGAATAGACCTGACATGCAAGAAGATGGTACATATAAACCTGGCTTTGATGTCTACGAGAAGTATGGCTCTAAGTGGTTTGATGCTTACTTTGAGATACAAGAATATCACAATGAAGATGAAATAGGATTAACAATCTCAGGTGATAGTGCTTGGAGTCCAGCGCTTCCTTTGTTTGTAAAACTTTGTAAGAAGTACAAATTAACTTGTGAAGGTAACTACGAAGAATCAGGGATGGATTTTGCAGGTGAGTTCTCAATAGATACAGAAGGTAATGTAGCCGAAACTCAATTGAGTTATCGTGAGTTTCAGCAAAAGAACAATCCAGAATGCTTTTGGGACGATATCACCAATCAAATTGATGATGGTTATTTCCAAGACATTGAGAGTGTTTATGCTGAGTTTAACCCTGAGTATTGGAAGCTTATCCCAGAAGAGAAAGAAGAGTTAAAGAAGTGTTTTGATACGTGGCAGAGTGAGCAATCTAAGTGAAGAACAAAAACTAAAGGATATAAGAAGGGCCTATGTGTTAGCACGGGCCCTTAATATCCAGTATCAGTGGGTTAGAGAGTTTCTTAATCCAGAACTTAAGAGAGCAGCTAACAATGCAAAAGCTGCTAATGCATTTTTTATCAAGCAGATAGACGAAGCATTTAAGAAACGTTTAAGAGACGGCAATCTAATAGATACTGAGGAAGAGTTAGCGTTTAAACTTTTAGAAGAATTAGAAAAACTACAAGATGATAAATAAAATCTATATACCAGGTAAACTAGCCGTCAAAGTAGATGGCAATAGATACTTCAAACCAGATGATCCTGCTATATTACAACAGTACTTAACTGAAGTAATGAATGGAGACCCTGACGTAGAAGTAGAGCTGAGCATAGTGCGTGTTGAAGGCAAGAAAAGCATACAACAACTGCGCTACTTCTATGGAGTAATACTTCCTGTTATCAAGAACTCATTGGAAGAACTCCAAGGAGAAGAGTTAACTAAGGAAGAAGTAATCATGTTTCTCAAGAGCAAATACTTTTATGAAGAAGTTGCTATGGGAGGCGAGTTTGTAAAACTACCTATGTCATTCTCCAAAGCAACTAAAGAAGAAGTAACCAAATTCATTACTAAGGTACTTCAGTTTGCTAATGATGTACTAGGTGCACATATACCAGAGCCAAACTAGATATGGAAAACAAGACAATTATAAAAGAAGTTAATGAAGAAGCCGATGAGTTTATGAAAGCTTTGTCTGACAGAGACAAACAAGAACAAGCACTTCGCTACAACCAAGGTAAACTTCAGTGGTCATTAGTGGACTTTGACTCACTAGAAGGACTAGTTAGAGTTCTTGAGTACGGTGCCCAGAAATACAGTAAAGATAACTGGAAGAAAGGCATGCCTGTAACTCAAGTTACTGAGTCTTTGATGCGCCACTTGTTTGCATTTTTGCGAGGTGAAGACGTAGACCCTGAATCAGGATGTCGTCACATCAGCCATGTAATGTGTAACACAATGTTCTTAGAATACATTTTAAGAGAAAAGCCACACTATGACAATCGGACAACTACAACTGAGCTTTAATAGCTTCTGGAAACGAACAGAGGGACATCGAGATACACCCTTTGTTTTTTTCTATCTCCTTCCAATGTTCACTATTTCCAAAACAGTTAGTCAAGAATACTTCAGTGTATACTTGGGTTGGTTCTTTTGGAATTTAAAAATTACTTACCTACGATATGATACTAAACGAAGAATACCTAAGTAGTACCGCCCTTAGCCAGAGCAAGTTGAAGAAGTTGTTAGTTCATCCGCAACTCTTCATTAACTACAACAACGAGGATGACACAGACGAACCTAAAGAAACTACAGTTATCGGAGATGCTGTAGATTTAATTCTCACTCAAAGTAGTGAAGCTTTCTACGATTCATTCTATACTACGGACGTAGAGAAGCCAGGTGCTATGATGGGTGTGTTTGTATGGACACTGTTTATTAACAGAGAAAGCAGTGATGCAGAGCAGATTGCTTACGAAAGGTCAGGGTTTAAGATTAAACTAGAGAAAGTACGTGAGCGCTACGAGAAAGAAGGCAAGTATTACTATGAGGCTCTACTTGAGTCCAACGGCAAGAGTGTAATTACAAGTAGCCAAAAGGCCAAAATAGATGCTATTGTAGAAAGCCTTAAGTACAATGACTTTACCCAAGAATGGATTAACGGGTCAGAAAGATACGAAGTCCATAAACAAGTAGTAGTAGAGTTCAATTACGGGAAACACAAATGTAAAGGCCTACTTGACTTAGTAGTCTTGGATAAGGAAACAGGAGTAGTATACCCAATAGACTTAAAGACAACCTCTAGTCCTACACACTTTTGGATGAGTATGTTTTGGAAGTTTAGATATGATATTCAAGCTGCTTTCTATACCTATGGGGTTATTGCTTCAGGTCTAGTAGAGAAGCTAGGTGGCAAATCTTTACATCCGTTTAGATTTATAGTAGAGAATCAGGACTATCCTGGTAGTCCATTAATCTATGAGATGTCCGAAGAAATTCTAAAGATTGGTCAATTTGGTGGAGAACACAATGGTCGTCAGTATGAAGGATTTGACCAAGCTGTTGCACGCTACGAGTGGCACGTGGAGAATGATTTGTGGAACTACCCTATGCACGATTATCAGAACAAGGGTATACGTATTATTGGTCAATAGTTATTTAGTATATGACTTCCGTTAATTTTGTGTTAGTGAATACGCCTACTAACACAGCAAGATTTCTTACACCTATGATTTTCAATAAGGATGCACTGGCTGTTCTACGTACCTGTGGACTAGTCAATGTATACTTAGATGATTATGGCTACCGAAAAAAGTACAAAGGCTGTTTGTTCTTTTTATTTAACCTAAGAGATAACAAGGAGTTTGCAGAGTTTCAAAATAAAATCATCGACTTTACAAGTTTCTATGATTACTATGATGTGCCTAACAATGAAAACATGATGAGGATGTTTGTGTTTAAGGTGCATGATGTCTACTTAAGAGATTTGTTTAGCTTCCAGCATGAGCGTTTTGATGAGTTCTCCTCTAGTTACTTAGACATACTAGACCATCTATCAGACTTTACTCAAGTTAAGATTGACTTAAGTAAAGAAATCTACAGGTTTTATCCTACTCTAGAAACAATAAAGGAGGACTTATAGTCCTCCTCTATTGCAATGTAACAATGGAAAATCGGGAAATCTAGACAAACTTACAGAATTTCTTCTGAAGTTGATGGATTCATTGGAATAATTTTAGGCTCTAAATCAGTAAGACTAAGATCTTCTTGAGGAATAACAGTTTCCATAGGACTAGAACTCAATTTTCCTTCTTCTGACAAACGAGCCATGATGTCATTCTTGGCTGCATTAGCAGTAGAAAACAATTCCATAAGTGTAGTTAAAGGTACTTGAGTGATTGCAACTGTTTGTAAATCTACAAGATGCAACAATGCAGCAAGTTCAGTTCCTTTGATTGTGATTTGTTCATCAGGTTTCCAATAAACTGTACTTTCCTGTGCTTCTGGTTGGTTTGTTTCGGTAGTCATAAAATTAATTTTCTATATTCAAAAATAGGATATTTCCTATAACTTTGCAAATTAACAAACCGACCTGTAATGACTCGCCCACTTCACCATTCGGAGAAAAAACACAATCTTTACTTAGATTTAGCACGAAGAATTGCAGAAGAATCTTATTGTAAGAGACTGCAGGTAGGAGCCTTAATCGTTAAAGACGGGAACATAATCTCTTTCGGTTATAACGGTACTCCTAGTGGTCTTCCTAACGTATGTGAAGAAAATGACGTTACTCTGCCTTATGTATTGCACGCAGAGTCTAATGCTATTAGTAAGGCTTGTAAGTCTCCTATCAGTACAGAAGGAGCTACAATGTATATGACACACTCTTGTTGTACTGAGTGTGCTAAACTAATTGTTCAAAGTGGTATCAAGAAAGTATACTACATACATGAATACCGTGATTTAACAGGCATTAACCTATTGAGAACCTGTGACGTAGAAGTAAGTAAAACAAACAACCTAAAACCAATATGAGTATTAAACTGAGAGGATCAAGGCTATTGCTTAATTGCCCTCCTCGTAAAGACCTAGGACTTCACTTGAGTGAAGAAGCCCAAAAAGAACTTTTAATTAAACAACTAGAAGAAATGACATCTTTGGATGTATATGCTGTTGGTGAAGCTGTCAAAGACATTGAAGTAGGAGATAAGGTTTATATCTCTCCCAATACAATTATGCATGCTGATCTTATTGACATTGATGGCGATCAGAAGTTTTTAATCCGTGAGATGGATGTTGTATTAATCTGGTAAGTTAATAACTTTAGAAATGAAACTATTTTATTATACCGACATTGAAATTAAGTCAAATGAAGACGGAAGAAACATCATTCGTAAGAACGGATATTCATTCGACTTAGAATCAGTAGTAATGACGTACCCAGAAAAAGACGGATTAGCAGTTATCTTGAATAGAAATGCGGATAAGTTAAATCCAATCGACTATCAGTATAAAATTAATCCTACTACTAAACAAAAAGAGCCAGTAAAAATCACTAAATTTGAGACAACAAGCGAGCCAATCGTAGTAGTACTCAAAGACCCAAGAGAGATTGAGGCTTTCTTGCACCTAACAGGAGGACCAGAGGGTCTGTCTGTTATCTCCGAATAAGGGAAATCTGTAAACATTTCCATAGTTTTAGTTAAGTAGAGGGGGATTAATATCCCCCTTTATTTTTTTCTGTATTACCTTATATTTGTATATTACTATATAGTAGACATGTTATGCCTAATAATCCTCTGACTCCTCAGGAGCTGTTAACATTTATACAAGCATCTGCACAACAAGGTCAGAGTACTCCGCAGTTTCCAGCTAAGTATGTGTTTGCTACAGATCCTGTAAATCCAGGAAGTCTTGGTTTAAGATTATTTGATGCGGCTTACATCTCTACTGGTATCATTGACCCCAATAGATTAGGAACAGGAGCTACAGGAGCAGGTAATTTATATTTAGCTGATGACGGAACCTGGAAGGTAATCAGTGCAGGCGGTGGAGGAGACATGCTTAAGGCCACTTACGATGTAGACAATGACGGAGTAGTGGATAGTGCAGAAAGAACTGAGATTATAGTAAGAAACTCTACTGGTTCTACTCTAACTAAAGGTACAATTGTTTACTTAAGTGGAGCAACAGGAAACAGACCCAATGCTGTAAGAGCCCAAGCACATACTGAGGCTACTTCTTCAAGGACCATAGGCATAGTTGAAGCAAATATTGCGAATAACTCTGACGGATACGTAGCAACAAACGGAACTCTTCACGACTTAGATACTTCGGCTTTTACGGCTGGGGATGCTGTTTGGTTGTCTGCTACCACAGCAGGAGCATTTACAAGCACAGTTCCTGCCGAACCCAATCATACAGTTTTCATCGGATACATTGCTAGGGCTCACCCTACGCAAGGTAGAATAGTTCTTCACATTCAAAACGGGTATGAGTTGAATGAGTTACACGGAGTTCTTGTAACTTCTGAGGCTAACAATGACTTATTGGTTTATGAAACTTCAACTACTCTTTGGAAGAACAAAAGCATAGCTACCATCTTCGGAGGTACTCCTTTGGTCTCAGTTCCTACTCTAGCACAAGTAACCACAGCAGGAAACACTACCACCAATGCGATTACTGTAGGTGGGTTAACTGTAGATACTAATACATTGGTTGTAGACTCGGTAAATAATCGTGTAGGTATTGGTACTACAACTCCTTCAAATCTATTGACACTTGGAGTAACCCCTACGGCATCTTTACAATCGTCAAATAGTACATTTTATTCTTCGTTTGAAGGAAACTCAAATGTTTTTACTTTGGCTACTGCTGGAAGCGATCCTTTATGGAGATCCGTATTTGCTGGATTTAAGTCTCGTGGAACATTAAATTCTCCAACAGCAGTATTGTCAGGAGATTCAATAACAACTTTTTTAAGTGGAGCATTTGATGGAACTAGTATTCAAGTTAGTGCAGGTTTAAGTTTTGACGCAGAATCAAATGCTTTTGCTGGGAGTGCTGCTCAGTTAATCAGTTTTATAACAGGAAGTAGTGGTGCAGGAAGAACAACTAAAATGCAAGTTCGTTCTAATGGCAACGTCCTCATAGGCACTACTACCGATGCAGGATATAAGTTAGATGTTAATGGGACTGCTAGGGTGCAGGGTGCTTTTGTGCTTTCAAATAGTAATATAACAAATATTAGTGAAATTAAATCAAGCACATCAACGACTTTAATATGGCAAGGAAATAATACAAGTGCTGGATATCAGCAGAATAACTTAAATATACAGCCATATACAGGATCTTTAGGTGTTCACATATCAAATCAAGACGGATCAACTATATTGTATGCAAAGTCTTCAACTACGGATAGTGCTGTTGGTGTGGGGACAACAAATCCTTTAGCAAAATTTCACGTTACAGGATCTAGAACTGCGGCCTCAGCACTTGCACAAGGAGTATTCTTCAACAACACTTTAGTAGCAGCAGCAAACAATGACGTATTAGTAGGACTAGACATCAATCCTACCTTTACTAATGGTGCGTTTACAGGGGTTACAAATACGGCTTTGAGAGTAACTGGTAATGTTAGTATTTCTGGTGCTTTAATAATGTCATCTGCTGGAGATATTTCTGCAAAAATTATTAAATCGGTAAATGCAAGCAATACCTATATTAATTTAAACGGTACTACAGATTTACAATTTAATGTCCACTCATCTGCAACTAATGGATTTAGATATTCAGTTACTGGTGGTAATGAAATAATGCGATTATTTGCAAGTGGAAATCTTGTATTACAAAACGGAGGTACTTTCACAGACGCAGGATACAAATTAGACGTGAACGGTACTGCCCGTGTACAAGGAGCATTTACCGCAACCCTAGCCAACGTATCTACTGCCAACGTAGTCTATTACAACTCTTCTACAGGATTGATGACCTATGCGACTGCTCCTATAGGTGCTCAGTTTGTAATAGATTACGATTACAATATAGTAGGATTGAAGAATGGGTCTAACGTCCTTTTTACAACTAGTGCAACCTTTATCGTAAATACAACCAGAGTTTTCTTAAATGGTCAGAGACTAACTCGTGGTGCAGGATACGACTATATTGAAACAGGAACAAACCAAATAACTTTCACAAACCCACCAGTATCAACTGACCTTATTATAATCGAATACCAAATCTAAACATCATGCCAATAACTAAAATTAAAAAATCCCAACTCGATGCCCTCACGATTGTGAATGCGGACATCGATGCCGCTGCTGCTATCGCCAGTTCGAAGTTGGCTGATGGTGCAAACTTCACTAAAAAAGATGGAACTGTAGCCTTTACAGCAGATCAATCCTTTGGAGGATTTAAAGCAACAGGTTTAGGTACTCCGACTAACACAACAGATGCTGCAACTAAAGCATACGTAGATTCAGTTGCTCAAGGTTTGAGCGTTAAGACTGCAGTACGTGCAGCAACAACTGCTAACATTACTTTGAGTGGTACACAAACCATTGATGGTATTGCTTTGATTGCTGGGGATCGTGTACTTGTAAAGAACCAAACTACAACCACACAGAATGGTGTATACGATGTTTCGGCAGGTGCGTGGACACGTTCAGCAGATTCTGACGCAGGTTCTGAGTTAATAAACGCTTTCTACTTTGTAACTGCAGGAACTACCTTACAGGCTACGGGCTGGACTCAAAGTACTCCTGGTCCTATAACAATCGGTTCAACAGCAATTGTATTTAACCAATTTGCAGGAGCTGCTGACTTCCAAGCAGGTAACGGTCTTACTAAGACGGGTCTTACTTTTGACGTAGGAACTGCATCTTCTTCTCGTATTGTTGTTAACGCTGATAACATTGACTTAGCAACTTCAGGTGTTACTGCAGGAACATACAACAGAGTTACTGTAGATGCTTATGGTAGGGTTACTTCTGCTGTTGCTGGAACTACTGATAACTTAGTAGAGGGTACTACTAACCTATTCTTTACGAACGCTCGTGCTCAATCCGCTATCACAGGTGGTGCTTCTACAATAGTTACTTCTAACTTGACCGCATCTCGTGCTTTGGTATCAGATGGTTCTGGTAAAGTTGCCGTATCTACTGTGACTTCTGCTGAACTTAGTTATGTATCAGGCGTAACTTCTGCTATCCAAACTCAGTTGAACAATAAGCAAGGATTAGATGCCACTTTGACCGCTCTTGCTGGTTTGACCACAGCCGCTAATCAGTTGATTTATGCTACAGGTGTAGATACTTTTGCGATGTCTGCGTTGACTGCATTTGGTCGTTCTTTGATTGACGATGCCGATGCTGCCGCTGGTCGTACTACTTTGGGAGTTGTTATCGGAACCAACGTACAAGCTTGGGATGCTGACTTAGACGCAATCGCTGCCTTGGCTGGTACTTCAGGATTCTTGAAAAAGACTGCTGCGAATACTTGGTCTTTGGATACTTCTACCTACTTGACTGCCAACCAAACAATTACTTTGAGTGGTGATGCAAGTGGTAGTGGAACAACCGCTATTACTGTGACTCTTGCTTCTGTAGGAACTGCTGGTACTTACACCAAAGTAACAACTGACGCTAAGGGTCGTGTGACTTCTGGTACTACTTTGTCTACAGGTGACTTGCCTGCAGGAACTATGAATAGTAGTAACTTTGTAGTAAGAGAAACTCCAAGTCCTGCTCCTAACGGAGTAGCTACGACATTCACTTGTACAGGTAACGCTATCGCAGGTTCTGAAAGAGTATACTTGAACGGTGTATTGATGGAGCCAGGCGCAGGTAATGATTACACTGTAGGTAACTTAAGTCCTTTGACAATTACCTTCTTGTTCGTGCCTACACCTACAGATAAAATTAGAATTAATTACTTGAAATAATCATGCCTAGAACTCAAATTGGAACTACATTAATAGAAGACGGCTCTGTACGTAGAGTAGACATCAACACTGTTACTACAACTCAAGCGTTAATTACTAAAGTACTAGTCAATTCCCCTCTTACTATCAGTAGTACGGGGGTTGACTCAGGAACAGGTGATGTGACTTTAGGACTTAATACAGCCAATTTGGTAACTAGTTTTAACACTAGAGTCGGAGCAGTAACCTTAAGTGGTAGTGATGTAACTACTGCTCTAGGCTTTACTCCCGTTAGTGGTAATCAAACTATTACTCTTTCTGGCGATGTAACGGGGTCTGGTGCTACAGGAATAACAACTACTCTTGCTAATAGTGGAGTCACAGCAGGAACCTATCGTTCTGTTACGGTAGACGCTAAAGGACGAACTACTGCAGGAACAAATCCTACTACAATTTCAGGATATGGTATTACGGATTTTTACGCTCAGGTTGTTACTGGTTTTGTAACAGGAGCAAACAGTACTGTACTAAATACTGATTCTTTGGAAGTTGCACTTGAAAAATTACAAGGACAAGTTAACGCAAGACTTACTGCTAACCAAAGTATTACTTTGTCAGGGGATGCTACTGGGTCAGGTACTACCTCAATTGCAGTTACTTTAGCAAATACTTCTGTTACTCCTGGAGCATACACAAATGCAGACATAACTATTGATAGTAAGGGAAGAATTACTGCTGCTGCAAATGGTTCGTCAGGTGGAGGAGGTTTTACAGGAATGTTTACAGTCCCTACAAACCCTCCAGGAATGCAGACTTTGGATATACAAAATGGACTTATTGTGAATGTTTTGTAAGTTGACTTTTTCACTTTAAACATTATATTTGTACTATGATAAAAATTGAAGATGTAATTGTTCCAAGTAAAGGCACAGGCAAATACTTTGCAATTAAATGCTTAAATTTAGATATTAAAAAATCTAGTGAGGCTAGCCCTACTTTCTATTGGGAAGTTAAGAAAGGTGCTCCTTACGCAATTGATGAAGTTCAGACTGAAATTCCAGGAGAAAGTATTCTTGATGGAAACTTATTTATGACTTCAGAAGAGTATGCAGCTTGGGGAAATGATGACTCCTATGTACTTAATTGGGCACTAGCTAAACTTGGCTTTGTTGAGTTGAACGAAGAAGAGTCAGCAGAATAACTAAAATAAAAACCAACCTATATGAAAAAAATTGATTTAAACAAAGCCGTTACAGATTTAGACGGTAAAGAAATTGAAGGTTCTAACCTTGGTAAAATTGTAGCTCAAATGCTTGTTTCTTCAAGTAAGGGAGATGCTTTGAAGTACATGGCATGGGCATTGAAATTACATGCATGTGAACCATTGGAATTGGATCCTTCTGATGTAGAAACTTTGAAAAACTTCATCAAAGACCACGATCAGTTGACTATTCTCTCCAAAGCACAAATGCTAGATTGCTTTGCCTAAAACATTGCGCTAATTTTTTAGGTTCAACTGATCAACCCCTCTTCACGAGGGGTTTTTTATTTCCGTCATTCGGATAACTTTAGGTTCGTCTACGTAATCTGCAATGATTACTTTGAGACCTTCTATAGACATTATCTTGATTTCCATAAGTATTGAATCAGATATATCATCTTGGAGCTTAAACATATCCTTTAAGGTTTGTTTATATTGCTCTTTGGTAATAAGTAGAGCATTTGGGTACTCTCCTCTTGACCTTGTATTATTATTCTTGAGTCCGTCTTTTTCCGACTCTAAATAATACTCGTGGATTTTTTCTTGGATTGTCTTGATCATAACAATGCTTTTTACTGCACCTTATACTTGGTAAAGTCCGTAGTAACTGGTGATTCATTTGCAAAGTAATAGACTTCTTTCTTATTTCCAAACTTAATTGTCTTGTAGAACGCAGTTGGAATAGTTGCACCTGTGGGCAACTTGGCAGCCTTCGGTCCATAAATTACTCTTATCTCTACTTCTACTTTACTTGTCTTGGCTAACTCTCTTTCATATGCTTCTAGTAATCTCCATGCACCTCTATTAAGTTTCTCATGCTGAAGAATACAATTTAAGTAAGAGAATGTCTGCCATAGGGTTTCTCTAGTACAGTTAAAGTCAGCTGCTGGTGCGCAGTGTCCTTTGTCCCACACGTTGTTCTCATAGTCTTTTCCGTCTGATGTCTTTACACTATCGTTAGTGTAGAAGTCCATTCCTTTGCGAGGATAACTTCCTGTAGGACATTGTACGGTATACCATACACGTTTAGGCTGTTGGAGAACTTCTGAGTATACACAAGAGTATATAGGAGTCTTGATTAGTACACTGTCTCTTTGTGCACTTACTTCTAAGTTAAGTAGAAGCAATAGTGCGAATAGTAATTTTTTCATAAGATAAAACCAAGGATTGCTAGAATAGACATACCTACAAAACCATACTTGTAAAGCTTCATCTCTGCGTTCTTACGGTCAATGGTTCTGTTAAGGTCATAGACTTCTTTTTTAGACACCTCTATCATCTGTTGATAACTAGGAACGATTGAGTCCTTGTAAAGAACCAATTGCTGGCTATCCAGGTGAATAATAGTCTTAAGAACAACTACACGTTCCCGTGCTTTGATGCCCTTAAGAAACTCGTTATTCAACTCCTTTAGCGGTAAGCTGTCTAGAGATTGTGAGTAAGAACTTTGTGCCGTCAATATCAGGCATAGTGTCAAGAGCAATCTGAATAGTGTCATACTTGAGGTTGATTTTTTCATAGTAACTGAATTGTTCGTGTTTAAGTGTGTTTAATGAGTCTACTTTACTAAACATGACTTCATTGCGTTTCTGCATAGAATCCATGTATGCCATAAACTTTTCTTCGTTTCCGCTATCTAAGGATTTTCTCTCCCATAACAAAAAGGCTACTGCGATTAACAGTAGCCCTATTATAATAGCTTCAATTTTGTTTTTCATTTATTTTATGTTGGTCGATTTTTTCTAAGATTATCTGTAGTAACTCGTTCTTTATTAGTCCAGCTCTGGCAGCATTCTTCAATGCACTTATAAGTTGGAATAAAATAAAAGGAGCACAGATGGTTTCGCTTAACCAGAATGTTCCTTGAAAACCTCTTTCAATCATCAATATACCTGTAAGCATAAATACCCAAACCATTAAGGTTTTAATTACACTTACTGCTTTCTTGGTCTTGAATCCTTCTAGTTTAGTTCCTGCCCACACACCAAAAAAACCATCGATGAATACTACAGCTACAATAGCCAAGTACTGTTCGGCATTGTCGGCAGTCAACTTCAAGAAGTAACTGCCAACGAATGCACAAACTGTAGTAAAAGTTATAGCTAACAAAGAGCTTTTCATTATGCTTGAGCTTCAGTCCAAGATAAACGTCCGAATACACTAGAAGTACCTGTAGTCAAAGCCTGTACTACAACGGTCAAGATATCTGGACCATCAGGATAGAACTGAGTATTTACAGTAGTTGTTCCTCCACCCAAGATTGAGTTGGAAAGATCTCGAATCTGTCTCAAGTCATAGGTAGAAGTACCAAAAGTAGCACCACCAGAGTTTACATAGAAACCACCCACAACTTCACCACCTACCATAGTACGTGCTGCACCGTGGAAACAAACTTGAGCTAGGGAAGAACCTCCCACGTTAGTCCAAGTGTCAGCAGCACTTACAGTTCCGTTAAGAACAAGTGATACCAAGTAGTTACCTTGAGCATAGATACCAATACTGAACAAAGACAACTGCATGCGGTTAATAATCTCACGAATACCGAAGGCACCTGTCAAACCTGAACTTACTGAAGGAGCAAGACGGATAGACATCAAAGCAAATCTGTTTCCTAATGTAGGAACTGACAAAGAAGTTGTAGTACCTGTAGTAAAGATGAACTGTTTATCTTCATCAAAACGACCATCCATGATTACTGAAGATCCCCAGTGAGAGATAATCGGTGCGGCAGTAGGTCCTCCAAACTCAACTCCGATAGGAGCATTTACGTTGAAAGTAAAAGCTTGTCCTGTAGTTGCAGACATAGGAGAAAAAATAACTCCTGTTGGGTTAGCAGCTGTTGCAGCGTAAGCAAAAGTAATTGTAGTTCCAGATACACCTACAACATATGTTCCATCAGGGAATCCTGCAGAAACAACACGCTGACCAACTTGCAAGTTAGCAGAAGATGCTACAGTACCTACTACAGAACCAATAGCAATTGTAACAGCAATACCCGCAGGTTCTCCTGCTCTTGCTCTAGTTACTCCTGTAAATGTGTTAGCAGTCTTACCTGTGTAGTTCATATGCTCAATGGTCGAGCCGTTGTTCACTACAATAATTCCACTGTTAGGGAAAGCACTTGCATCTGCTACGTTGATTGTAGTATCTCCAGCACCTATACTTGCTGAAATTCTAGTTGCAACAGGAACGGTACTTGTTTCATAACGAGCAGGTAAGTTACCTGTTCTCATGTATGCCTCAAGATTTACGTTGTTGTTGGCTAATTTGTGGCAATAAGTTACCGCACCGTTAACACCACGGAATCCCCAACGAATCGGTCCCGCACCGTACCAAGAATAGTCGATGTAAAACATCTGCATCTTAGACAAGTCTAAGTTAAAACTAGATGGGTTAGTTACTCCACCTGCTCCGTTCATTCTATCAATGTTCCAAGCAGATTGAGGAATTCTAGTATCAATAGTTTTGGTCACAAAAGCAAAAGAAGGAGCTACAATTGAAGGTCCTCTATATGCAGGGTTAATTGTAAATTGAGTATCGCTAATTACACGACCAACTTTATAAGATTGACCTTTAATTACGACCATATCATTAGGGCTCAACTGAGTTGAATACTCAGAACCAGTACCCGTAACAGTTGTACCACCGTTTGCTACTACTGCGGAACCAGAGATTTGATAGGTAGATGCTCTACGTACAGCGTAAAGAGTAGTTCCGTCAAATTCAAAGAACAAACCATTCTGATCGTCATACATACCAATACGAACACTAGAGCCAACCCAAGAGTTTACGTTTACTTGGTATTGTCCTGAAGCAGAAGCAGCAGATGGTGTAGAAAGAGCAGTATAAGTAAATCTAGTAGGAGTAATAACTCCTGTTACTGTAAATGTACCATTGTATGCAGTTTCAATACAACCAGCAACAGTAATACTAGCACCAAACTGTAAGTTGTGAGCTTCTTTAGTATTGACTGTAACTGTAGTTCCAACAGAAGTAATCAAATCAGGGTTGAATGATGGCTTCATAATAGAACCTGTAGACATCATAACACCTTTACCAGATTGATAACGGAAGTATTTACGAGTCTGACGAACCAACATTTCATTGGCAGAAGAAGCGTTAGACGAGAATTTAACACCACCATCAAATGCTCTGTGCAATACAGATCCTACAGGACGAACAAATATAGAACCACCCGTAGGGTTAGCAGCAGGAGCAATACTTGAGTAGTATATAAATTGTGTTTCAGAAACAATACGAGCAACAATCCAAGCACCGTTTGCGTTTGCTTGAGAAGAACCAGTTACTACAATTTCGTTTCCTAGTGCAAGTCCGTGAGGAATAGTAGTAGTTACAGGTATTGCTAAACCAGAAGTCCAAGCAAAGGTAGGGGCACCGCCAATAGCAGCACCTGTGTAAATTTGCCCTTGATAAACTGCAGTTACGTTTGAGTTCAAGATTGAACCTGTAGTTGGTGCAGGGAATGCTGCAGTATAAGTAAAGGTTGTGCCTGTTGTGTTTGCAGTGAACAAACCATTCGCACCTTCAAAAGTAGCATCTTGAATAAACACTGGAGAACCAGCACTTATAGAAGTACCAGTAGTTACACTAATTACACGTGAACCTGCTGTACTAGAGATTGCAGTAACAGCCAAAGGAGTTTGTACGTTGTAAGTAGCATAAGGTCTGTAGTTGGTCATATTGATTGTTTCCCACTTTGTTGGCTGTGTACCATATTCAAAGTCAGTATCAATCATTGACTGAGGCTGAGATACTCTAAAACGATCCACGGGATCGGTTAAGTTTTCAGAGGCTCTAATTGGAAGACCAAACTGCAAATCACCACCAAGCGTTTGACGCATAGTAGCAGTAGCAAGAGTGGTAGTAGTGGGTACAGTAGCATTACTTGCTTCTATCGACACTCGTAATCTGTTCTGCCCAGATGTCTGATACGCTGTAGCAGACTCAAGGGTGTTGGCTAATTGTCTAAGTTTCTTAGCCTGTTCGTTTAGTAATTGTGAATTGTCCATTTTGTTTATCTTTTACAGTGTTGCCACTCGGCTTTCGCCCGACAATACAAAGTTAGTTTTAATTGCTGTTTTGTCAATATGTTTTTAATCGGGTGATTGGTTTTCAATTTCTTTAGACTCTGCATTAATTAATCTATTCCTTTGACTTTGATATGCTTTCTCTATTTGTTTCTGCATTTCGTAAGACTGATCTTTAGGAGCCTTAGGCAATGTAACATCATAGAAGTTCTTAAGCATCTTCTCAATAGACTTTTTATCTTGCTGTCCTTCGTATGCACTAACCTTTCTTTCTACGTTATACATGTTGATAGTGGGGTTTGTCTGCTCCATGTACATTTTGTCTAGTTGTAAAGTAGCCCATTGAGCCGCTTGCTCTTTAAGTTTTTCTACGTCTGGCTTAGACATTTCATCCCAACGACCCTCTGTGAATTTAACCAAGTCATCTATATCACGAGTCAACATATCTTGTTGAAGTTGGTCTATCTTCTTCTCTACTTGAACGTAATCTCCTAACGGATCTTGCATTCCTATCATAGGATTAATCTTAAGTAAGTCTTGTACTCTCTTCTTAGGTTCGTAGATTGGTTTTAGTCCCATCTCAACACCGTATACTTTCATACCCATAGCAACTATCCTAGGGAGTCCTAAAGTAGGAGCAGGAGTATTAACTATACTTATTCCTCTGTAGTCTTTTCTTTGTTCGTAATAAGGCTCAAGCGGATCAGTAAGGTTTCTCCAATCAAACAAAGCATCATAAATTTGGTCAAAACTTCTCATCTGAGGACCCATCAAAGAATACAAACCATGTTTAACTCCACTTGTGATTGTACCTTGTTCTTCTCCTGGCTTTGCTAAAGGTTTACGGAAGAATGTTTTGTAAGTCCAGTTAACAGGAGCAAGTACAGGGTGTAGTGAAATGTATTCATCGTAGGTTCCTAAAGCTATAATAGATAGGATAGATAAAAACTGATCGTCATCTCCACCTCCACCTAGGCTTAGAACAAGAGAAATCAACCCATAGCTTAAAGCATGCAAGCCAATAACATTTAAGTTATCTCTCCAAATACGTTGATACTTTTCTTGTTCAAATTCTGTACTTCCTAAATTCATTCTCTCTCCACTCTTCAGATATCTCATCTTCCTCACTAAAGAACGACCTCCTGTTCGATAGAATCCTTCTTCAATATTCCCAGTATACAAAGACATTCTTTTGCTACCGAAACTACTTTGTAACTGAGGATAGAACCAACGTCTCATCGACATCAATATACTAGCAAACATACTTTGTTCGTAGTAAGAACGAGAGCGACTAAAGTAGTTACCTTGAGTACTAGTGTACATTTCGTGAATCTGATCTCTAAGATATTGTTCAACAGCTTTTAGCTTTTGCATCTTAGCTTGATTCATCTTATCAGTAGAAGCAATCATCACATCCAAAGATTTCTTTGGACTATTGATAAGTGCTTTAAGTTCTTTCTCCTGTTTAGTAGTTAAGTTCTTTATGTCAGAGATTCCATTTTGACCTAGGTACGTTTGGATAATCTGATTACGCTCTTCTACCAAAGCCCTAACTTTATTTAACTCTAAACCAAATACACCATCCTTGGGAACTAAAGCACCATTGACTACTTCATAAGCATCGTCTAATTTTATTCTAGTTTCTTGTCCATTGATTATAATGGGAACACTAGTACGACCCATAAGTGCCTCATAGATAGGTATAGTAGAAGCCATCTCTGTGTAGCCAAATACTTGAGCACTAAAGTTATCAGCATTTAAGTACTTATACATACTTTGTTGGTGAACCAATCCTGTCATTTTAGTAGGATTAGCCGCAGGTACAGCTCTAAAGTGAATCAGCTTTAAAGCATATTCACTATACTGTTTAGAACCTATCTCTAAAGATAGTAATGACCGCCTTTTAGTAAGACCTTTCCACCAACCAGCAAGTAGTTCTCTTCGGGTTAACCCATACCTATTCTTACTTAAAACTATTTTAGCAAAGTTGTTAAAGACGTTCTTGAATAGACGAAGGAAGTTAAATAACAATACACGTGCTTGGCTAAACCTAAACAACCTTCGAGTTGCTCTAACTACTGCAGTTACTGTTGGATTGTCTCCAAACAACTGTAGTTTGTTAGAAGTTTCTGCCCCATAGAAGAAACGAGATATCTCGTTATCCATCATTGCTAAATCATTTGCAGGTACGTTAGTTTCTCCAGCAGCCTCTCTAGCAGCAAATACAGCAGGCATTGCTTTACGTAGACCATTAAATTCAGCAGCATATGCTCCAAACTCAGCCAATGAGTTAGTCAGTACGTGAGAAACCTGATTTACGTTCAAGGGTTCTTTGTACCTAGTTTTAATAAGTTGTACTTTTCTACCTGAAGATTTAAGTCGTGCGTTCTTGTCAAGGTCAATTAAACTAGAAATTTCGTCTTCGTACATATCCTCCCCAGCGAATCCTGCCTTAAACATTAACTTAAATCCATCAAAGATACTTGCGAATCTATGCTTAGGTCTTGTGAAAATGTCTGTAACTTTCTCTCCTGCGTACTTAGTTCTATTAGGAACTGTGTAACCTTCTAGTCTTTGAGACACGGGCAACATACGTTGAATGTCTTCATACAAAGTAACCATCTCATCTGCTAATGCTTTATCCTGTGGATTCATATTAGCATAAGCCTCGTTGGTATATCTGTTGTCTGAAGTTACTCTTGGGCGAGCTGATCCTAGGAATTTGTAATCCTGGTTCTTGTAACGTTCTCTAACTCTAGGGACAGACCAATCAAAGTTTGGATTTTCCTGTTTGATGTAGTTCTTGTTTACTGGTATAGTACGGTTCCAAATATAAATAGGACGCTCGTAGACTTTAACTATTTTAGCTCCTGTTTTTTTATCAGTGTACTTTTTAGTAATCTTAATATGGTTTGCTTTGTACCAATCAGTTTCTTTTATCTTTCTCTGCACCATTGCTTCAAAAAGACGATTACGGAAAGCAGCAACTAAGTCAATACGGTGTTGAGCATTTCCAAAATCTGAAGGGTGATTAAGAACAGGTAAGTCGTCATCTAAAGTCAAGGCATCTTCCTCTAGGGAAAACAATCCTTCACTCTCAATGTACTCGTCAGCCATTTTTTCAGACTGCTCATCAAGTGCTTTAACTGTTTCAGGGTCTGAAACAATATCTGTTCTTACTGAGTTTGCAACTTGATTATAGACTTTGTAATAATATTCACTTTGCCTTTTGATTTGCATATCGCTAAGCTGTTTGAATAAATTTTTCAAAGTCTCTTTATCTTCGTCTGATAACTCTCTATTCTCTTCTGCGTCTTCTTTAAGTTTTTCTATCCTCTCTTCTATTGATTTTATAGTAGAGACTAATCCTTTTTGGACTTGTGAACCTACTATGACTCCATCCTGGTCTCTGTATCCTTTGATTGAATTAAACAACTCATCGTAAGCCTCTGACAACAATGGGTCTTCACCGTACTTTAAGAATACTTCTTTGATTTTTTCTGCAATAGAACGTTGCATTTCAAAGAACTCAGGGTCAATTTCAGTACGTGTGTTTGCTTCTAGCCACTGCTTCAAGTCTTCTTTAGCTTTATCTAAAGACTGTCTAACTATAGTTAACTCAACTTCTTTTTTAGATATATCTTCACCCAAGGCTTCGGCATCAGCTATCTGTGTAACCAACAAGGTTTCTTTCTTTTCAAGATTAGTTACTGCTTCTTTCCTTGAGTTTTTTTCTATGTTGAAACGTTGAAGTACTTTTTCAGGAATAGTAAACTCTACTGCTTCTAAGTCTCTACGTTTGTTTTTGTAAGCTATAATAGAATCAGCAATGTCTCTTTCTTTAGTGCCTTTTGGTTTTTCAGAACCATCTTCGTTAAAAATAGAACCGAGGCGTTCGTACTCCTTACGTAAGTCTGCTCTATGTTTTCTTTCTTCTTCAGTAGATTCAGAATCTCCAAACACAGCTTGGTGCTCTTCAATGTCTTTAAGAATTCTTTCTCTTTCAGATCTAGCTTCTGGAGTAAGTAATTCTTCTGCCTCATAGTATTCATCAGTGTATGGACGAACTGCGTAGTTATCCAAGAACTTTTGAAGTTTATCTTCTGCATCTAAAATCTCTGCTTCTACTCCATTCTTTTTGGCATTCTGTAAGTTTCTTTCTAACTCTTGTAAATCATTTCTAAACTCTGCTTCTTTAAATTTGGTATTGTAAGCAAGTTGTTTCATAACTTTTCTTACTCCATTCGCATCGTAGTACACCATCTCTACTTCACGAGTAAGGTTCTTATAGAAATTACCTAGGTTAGATGTCCACTTAATACCTTGTGCTTTATTACGCTCTTCAATCTTTTTCTCTAACTCAATAGTTCTATTGGTTATTTCCAAACTAGCATTCTCTGCTTCAATAAGATGTACATCGATGTATTGTTTTACTACCTGTACTAAAGGACTTCCAGTCATGTTGGCTACTCCAAGATATACAGTAAACATATTTGCTCCTGCATAGTCTTTGTTCATACCTGTCTGAAGTAAGGTAAGTATGTTTTGTTTAGTAGGAACCCAAGACAAAAATGTTTCTAACTCCTTAATGTCTTTAGCCAAGTCTTTTGCTTTGTTGATCTCACCGTTAGCAACTGCTTGGTTGTACAACACTCTTTTAGCATTTAGTTCTTGATTAAGTTGGCTGTCTGGGGCTTTAATCTTATCTGCAACTAATTTAAAAGGTTCTGCTAATTGCGAGGCTACAGGAGATAGAATTGCATTCCTAGCACTATCATTGAGTTCTGCAGACTTCTGCCTAATAATTCTTAACTTGTTTATGAGTTGCTTGCTGACAATATCAAAGTTCTCTACTTGTCTTCTTCTTTCCTCAAGAAACTGTCCTTTCTTGGTTGGGTCTGCATCAAGATCCGTGCTAGTCTCATAGATAGTTAACTGAGGCAATAAGAACTGCTTGTA